TACGTTGATCTCGCGCTGATGAGCGAGTACGTAAGCGTGCTAGCTTAGCGTCAACTTCTTTGACTGATAACAATTGAGTTCCTTACTTAGACTTCTTGTATAATCCTGGATACTTCTTGTTGGTTGCTTTCTTTGCATCCATCTCTGCCTTTTTAACACCGGCAGGTGAGGTACGACGTTGGATTTCTTTGATTGCATCTGGGCCTGTAAGTGTCTTAGACATAAGTTTTTTAGCACCAGGTGCCGCATTTACATCTTTAGGCATTAACTTCTTTGCACCAGGCTTAGCGCCTTGGATTTTAGGCATTGGAACTTTGACACTCTTTGATGGTGCGCGAGAAACTGTAGGTTTTTTAGGTGCTGTATTCTTTTTCATATCCACCTTCTTAGTATTTAATGCCTGCTTAGCAACTTCTTCTTTTGTAATCTTTGGATACATATCTTTAATTTTTGCTTTTGTTGCAGGGTCCATACTTGCTACAATTTTTTTAGCTCTGGTAATTCTTGCAGCGTAAGCCTTTGGATCAATACCAACTTTGTTTGTACCAGTTCCAATTTTTGGCATTACTTTTTTCCTGCCTTCTTAATCATTGGCTTGACAGCCTTTTTTGCTACAGCTTTTGTAGTTGTCTTCTTAGCCACTGGCTTAGACTTTGAAACTTTAGCTACTCTGTTTGGATTAAACTTTGCATCTAACTTGGCAAGATCTGCCTTAAGTCGCTTTTGATCTGCAGGTGTTTCTGCTGTATCAATAAGCCAAGAGCGCTTATTCATATAATCGTCTCTACGATTTGCCATTTTTATCTCCTTAGATGAATGTACGATCTTTCTCGGCGAGCAATTCATCTATGTTGACAACTGTTCGCTTGCCTCTCTCAAAACGAGACAGGAATGGGTTTTTTAAGTGGTGGGTTTGGTTAAGTCCTTGGTTAAGCATCTCGCGTGCGCGGATTTCACAGAACCACAGAGCCATCACCATATCGGTTTTGCCTTTAGTAGTTGGCGACCACGTAATCAATTGCTCAATGAGCGCTTTGACGTTTTCAGTTTGGTCACTAGGTAAATGAATAAGGTTGTCGCGGTGGTGCTTGCCGTCGTGTTGTTTCGTTCCGAACAAGGTGGACATAGAAGCAACACCGAAACCGGAGTCCCACTTGTTGGTTCCAGTATGGTGTTCTCGCAGTAACACACCCCGTGAGGCAAGGTTCTGGCGGATGCCCTCATCTTGCGTAAGGAATGATTGAAAAGCATTTTTTTCTACTATCCACTCACTGGGTTGGTAGAGGGAAGTCCAGTCAAAGATTAGTTGGCGTATCGCAGCAGGCGTTGGCCTAGTGATCTTAATAGCATCAACGATATAGCGTTTATGTGTAGCCCTATCAACAGCGTAACAAACGACGGCTGTATCACCAACCATAGCGGGATCAAGACCACAAATAAAAGAAAAGCCGTTAACATCACGCGGATGGCCTGGGTTACCAGGAACCAAGCGACCTGCTTTACGCATACCATCTATAGAACCTCGCACACATACCGGATCAAAGATGGCATCATCTGAGATATCTTGTTGTTGATAGACCAAAGCCCAGGTACTTGCATCCATAGCTTGGCGTTCATTGTAAAGGTTGCGACCATTCCATCTAGGGTAGAGGCCGTCTTCGTTCTTATCAGATTCCATCTGACCGTCGAATGGGGCATCACTTGCAGGCCAGAGAGTTTCCCACTTGTCAGGGTCTTCGTGCGTGGTCAAAAGCGCTGGCATAGCCAAGTACTTCCACGGGACCAGTCCACCAGGGTAGCGGTCTTCGTTACGCAGTTCGCGGTATAGGTCCATTGCCGAAACACGCGTACCAATAACTACAAGTTTGCCCGTAGGGTTCAAACGAGAGCGTACGTCCTGGGTTAACCAGCGGATCTGCTTTTCAAACTCGTTAGCGTTCTTTAAGGTAACAGCGTCATCTACAATAATCATATCTGCACGCTTACCGTAGATTTGACCACCGATACCAATGGCTTCGATGTTTGGATCTTTTTCACTAGACTCACGTAGCTCGGAACCAAAGGTGACGCGGGTTGCTTGCCAGGATGCAGACTTAGAGTTAAACCCTACGCCAGCAGCGTAAGCCTGTTGGAGTGATTCATACATCGGATGAGTCAGGCGTTGCTTGATGGCGTAGAGAAAGTCGGCAGCTAACTGCTGGGTCTGGGAAACAATCAAAACTCTAAAGTTGGGGTTACGTACTACCTGCCACGTTACATAATCTACCGTGATGGTAATTGACTTGGCGTGGTTGGGCGGGATGTTCAATAAAATTCTATTAGATGCTAGTCCTGGCTCATACTTCATAGAAGGGTGTAGCCAACCAGGTTCGCGGCCTTCAATCATATCTACCAGGTTTTGCTGGTGTGGGAAGGTCTTAGAGTGCAGGAACTTTTCGCGGAACTCGGCAAAGGTTAAGTCGTGAACATCACCGGAGGCAAAGGACTTGTCCTTTAAGCCTAGCCGTGTTCGGTCAACCTTGTCTGTAAAGACCTTATCGGTACGTCGGTAGTACTCGTAGGTCTTAATGGATTTACCAGCCGAGGCACAAGCCTGCTCAATGGTCATACCCTCTGCTACACAACCAAGGATGATTCTCTTGGCGATGTCGGCACTATTGTCAGCCACGGGTTACTTCTTTTTCTTTTGGGAATCTTTTTTCTTACCATAGGCATAGGCTGTGATAGTAGGTAGTCCTACTGCAGCAGCACCTTCTGCCTGACCTTTAATTCTTGTCTTGCCCACCACGGATGTTGATTCTCTACGTGCTGTATTTGCAGCCTTAGTAATTGCCTTGTTGCGCTTAGTATCTGCAGCCTTCTGTCGGCCTGCTACCTGGCCACGGGTTGGTGTTGCCGTGGTACCTGAAACTCTTTTAGCGTTGGGTGTTGTAGATACGCTACCACTTCTGGATGTGGTCTTACTAGGACCCTCAACCTTTTTGTTAAAAGCCTTACCCTTAGTACTGACCTTGGGTGCCTTCATAGATTCTGCGACTCTTTGGCCAACCTTCTGACCGATCTTCTCTCCACCCTTTTTGCCAGCTTGACGGATGGCTGCAGCTCTTAAAGCCGCGAGAGCGGCTACGCCTGCAATTGGTACTGGCATTGAATCTCCTGAATTTTGGGCCGGAATCGGTTTATTTTTATACTAGGCGAGGAAGGTTTCATCTACCAGTAGATAGTCCTATCCCCACTAAAAGTACTGGGCAGGTCGGGCTTAACGCCCGAAGGAGCTACAGCGAACTGAGGGGTAAGACTGAACTCGGCCTAGGGGCCTCGTAAGAGGCCAACCGCTGACTGCTCAGGGCTTTTCCTATTAAAACCCCTTACTATATATAAGGCAGGAAATTTACTTGATTTCCCGTTTTTAGAATGTGACCTTTATCACAGTATATATAACCGCAGGTCAGAGGCTAGATCGCAGCTTTCACTTTAGCAAATATTTTTTTGGAGGGTATATATACCACCGTGCAAAAGAATTCAGCATAGGGGGGTAGGGCTGGCGGTGTTTTGGGCTGACCCACCCCCTCCCCCTGTGGATAACTGGTCAGACCTGTGGATAACTATAACCAAAAGGTGTGCGGTTACTACTACCTCGGCGGGCAGGCTCGGCGGTGGAGGGTTAAGCCTTGGCTAAGTAATGGCAGACAAGAGACAGGGATCCACTAGGTAATGACCTAACCTCTAGGCGATCCGCTCCCCTGTCTGCCTGTCCTGTCTGGTCTGCCTGTCCTTGCCGGCGATCCGGTGACCATTCAGCTTTGGACATTCATCCCGTAAATGTCTAGGATCTTCAGATCCCTTTCGTTACCTAATTGTTATAAAGCTGACCCTCCTTTTACTGTTGCACTATAGGGAATAGTCCTGTACCTTTTGCTTATCGGATCCACCTACCTAACAAGATCCGAAGAGGAGATAAGTAAATGAATAACATCGTGCTAATCGCTTACCTAATCGGAGTGCTACTAATTGCCTCACCTTTTGTAATCGATACAATTAAGCAAGAGCGCAAGATAAATAAGAGAGGATCTAACTAATGAATATCTATTCTGTAAATATTGTATTTACTACCGATAGAGCCATAACCGAGATCGAATTAGATACCTTGAGAATGCAGGTCATCGCCCAGATTGAGGAGCCTGTCACTGTTGATGGCGACGATGTAGATTATTCCACGACGATAATTAAGGGGGCATAACTAATGGAAAAGCACGCAATTAAACTAGGTGAATTCGATGATGTCGAGACCGCTAACATATGGGGCATCCAAGAGATTATGGAAAAGATCAAGGAGACCGCACCTCTTGGGGCGCGGGTAAATTGGGAGTATCCCGGCTATATCTCTATCGTGTTATCTAATGGGACCGAGATCGCATTCGGTGAATCACTAGAAAAGGAGACCGGATATTCTTGGAATGATTTCGATTTAGAGGGCACTAATACCTATGCCGATTCTTTCGAAGATCTAAAGGACATCGATTTAATTGTGAATAAACTATGGGAGCAGACCGCCCCACTAACTAAGGAGGCTAACTAATGACTAACGCAACTATGAGCAAGGCATCACAAAAGAGAGCAGACCGCGAAGAATCTAAGGAGCGCCTAATCTCTTACTATGTAAAGCCAGGATCTAAGGTATACACGGTAATTCGGAGCGTGTCCTCTAGCGGGATGTCTCGCACTATGTCGGTCTATGCGGTAGTAGACGGGGATCTATGTAACATTACTTACCATACCGCGAGAGCCTTGGAATATCCTCTAGTGGATGTAAATGGATCCCGTGTAATGCGTGTTAGCGGTGGCGGGATGGATATGGGCTTCCACGCGGTTTATTCTCTATCCTCTTACCTCTTTAGAGATCTAAACCTAGACGGGGATCCGGGATACTTACTAAAGCAGGAGTGGATCTAATGAGACTAACTAAGAGAGGGCGCATCGTGCTGATCTATGCACCCGCAGCTTTTGCCCTAATTGCTTTAATTATATGGATATCGGGCAACATATGGTGGACAGGGGAGGGCTATTGTATCGGATCGATGGCGGAGTGCTTAGGTAAAGAATTCACTAGGTAGGTGACTCTCCTCCCTTGCTTACGGGCAAGGGAGAGGGAGCCGGTACCTAGCCGGATAACTAAAGAATAAGGGTGAATAAATGGATACTATGCAAGAGAATAAGAGCGAGCAGACAGTCACGGGGGAAAGCCTTACTTTTATCGAGATAGAGGGCGGGCAATTGCTTACACTTTTAGAGGGTGTTAGCACCCACGCGGGAAAGGATAAAAGCCTGCCCGTGCTTAACGCGGTAGAGGTAGAGGGCGGCGGCGGGGCTTTTATCGCCCGTGCTACCGATAGATACCGCTTAATAGAGGGGCAAGCGAGAGGGCTAGAGGGTAGCCTAGATAAAGCGCTTATCTCATTAGAGGATATCAAGCGAATCATTACGCTAGCCAAGGCGCATAAGCCTAATCTGGTAAACATTACGCGATTAGGTAACGCCCTAACGGTCAGCTCGCTAGGCGATAGCCTTACGGTTACCCTAGTGGCAGGCACTTTTCCACCTACCGAGGATCTATTCAACAAGAGCGAGGGAGACCCCGTATCAATTGAGGGCGTAGCCTTTAACCCCGCTTTTATGGCAGACTATGGCAAGATCGCGGGTAAGGGACAGGGCGTAAAGATTTACTTTTATGGCGAGGGTAAGCCTATGCGTGTAAGGATCACCGGGGATAAGATCCTATGGCGTGCCTTGCTTATGCCTATGCGCTATAAAGATTAGTTAGTGCGGTACTATCTTGCTCTACCCTTATGCGGTAGAGTGAGGTAGTATCTTACTAAATTAGTAGGATAGTTAGACAGTAAAGGGGTTAGAGCTATGACAGTAGAGAGAGTGCGCCATAGTGGCGCGATAATCGTGTCCTCTTTTGTAGGCACGGGCAGGGGAGAGTATCTATTCACCCGCACTTATTACGGCTACACAATTAAGCAAGCCAAGGCACAATTTAAGATCGCACTAAAGGAGGCTAAGTAAATGCAATTACAGGAGATAGATACCATACAAGATCTAAAGCTATGGGTGGAGGAGAATATGCCAGGCGCAAGGGTGACCGAGGATAGTGCAGGTACTCTCGTGATCCATACAGGGCTAATTGCCACGATGGGCGGCTATTTACACGAGCAAGAGGGAGAGGCAGAGTAATGACAGTATTTAAGACACTAAAAGAGGCTATTGACTCTATCGGGTACGGCTTATGTTCACTATGTGAGGCAGAGCACGAATTTCCAGATGTTAAATGCGATCTAATGGACGGGAAAGAGGGAGAGTTAAATGGATAAGTGTAAATTCTGCGGCTTACGCGGACTAGTACTGTCCACAATTAACGCAGACTATTCGTGCGAGCATTGTGGAGAGTGGCAAGAGGCTAAACTTAATAGCGCGTGGGAGGTAGTGGGCTATGAAAGATAGATACCTAGTAACACTAGAGATAGAGACTTATGACGGGGATCCGAGAGAGTGGGACTGGGATAAACTGTCTACGGGTGAAGATGTAATTAAGATAATCGAAACACATTGGAAGGGTAGAGTACTACCCACAAGCGAGGGAGAGGGCAATGAATAAAGAATACTTAGAAGCCAAGTTCGACCTATGTATAAACCAAGCCGAGAAGAATCTCAAAGAGGAAGAGATCGCAGAGGCGATTAAGAATCTCAAGCGTGCCAACAGTGCGCTATCGCAGCTATTCGGGTTCGAGGAGGAAGAGAATGAGTAAAGAATACATAACGCTGGCGCACTACCCACAAGGCAGAGAAGATCTTGAGCTGCATCAATCTAGTTATGGACTATGCACGGAGTGCAGCACCTTTACTAACTATGTGCCGTATCCTTGCTCTGTAGTGGAGGAGGCTGGCAATGAGTAACATCTACACCATACACCCTAAAAAATCTGAGTTAATCCTATTCTATGAAGTAACCACGCCAGACGGGGAGAATGAGTGGGGCGGGGCTAGTTGCATTGAGGCTATGCAATGGCTGAGCCTTGCACCGACAGGCTCACGCCTATTGATAAGCGCCTGGGATAGCGATGAAGAGGACGCTCATTTAGTAGGGCAAACCATTGATGTAACGGACTTAATTCAACAGGCAAGGGAGATAGGTAGATGAGCTACTGGTTAGGGATAGCAGTGATAATGGTGATAGTCTATGTGCTTATAGTGTGGGAGGACAAGATCAATGGAGAGTAGACAGGTAAGCGGGAAACAATCTATCCACTACCGTAATTATAGAAGGGCAAGAGACAAGGCACTCGTGCGCCTAGCGCACCTATACCCAGAGACATACAAGCAGTTGCTTGATGAACAAAGGAGTTTTGATGAGCAAGAGGGCAAGACTTGGATCATTGATAGTAATAGTAGGCTTACTGTGGGTATTCATACCAGAGCGAACACACCACCTCCCTTTGGAGATCCCGGAGATGCAGGAGCGGACGAAGGCGACGATGGAGGAGAAGCGTGAGAACAAGGCACTTGCAATTAGTTACGCACGAGCACTCGGCTACAATCAAGACCAAATCAGATGTCTTGTCACCTTATGGACCCGTGAATCCCGCTTCGACCACTTGGCTCGCCCAAGAGACGCTTCGGGCAAACCAAGAAGCTC